GTTGCAATGGCAACAGAATAGGCATACAATGAAGGAAAGGATGAAATTTTCGCAAATCGTTTCATTCTTCTGGGGCGGTCGCCGCCCACCTCCTTTCTAATATGATGGAGTTGCAAGGGGTTAAACAATACCAACACAAAGAGGCACAGGCGGGCGGGTGTGCAAGTGGTATAATAAAGGAGTTTTTATGTGGAAAGCACAAGCCGAGCATTTAAGGTTTGACAAAGGTATGTCATGGGGCAATATTGCCGAACATCTGCAAGACCATTTCCCCGATATGGACAGAAAGCAAGTGCTTGAAAAAGTACGGAGTTATCTCCGGGGTTGCAAACGATACAAAGAAGAAAAGGACCGGTATTTAGACCGGGAGAAGAATACAATCGAAACAAACTGGAAAGGCGATAAAATCATTCGTTTCGGCTTGATGGGCGATACGCAAATCAATTCCAAGTATACGCAGATAACCCACCTGCATGATTACTATGACATTCTAAAAGCCGAAGGCATTGAAACGGTCTATCATACCGGAGATATGGACGAAGGCGAAGAAATGCGACCTGGTCACAAGTATGAATGTTATACGCAAGGGGTAGACGATCATATAAATGAGATTGTCAGAGTTTACCCGGAAAGGCAAGGTATTAAGACTTGCTTTATAACTGGAAACCATGACCACAGCATCTATCGGAAGGTTGGCTTTGACATTGGCCCGGTGATAGCATCAAGGCGAACCGATATGGAGTATTTGGGAAGGGATGAAGCAAGGGTATACTTAACGCCTAATTGCTCCCTAGACCTCCGGCATCCCTGGGACGGTACAAGCTACGCACTGTCTTATAAGATACAGAAGCAAGTGGAAGCCATGCAAGGCGGGGAAAAGCCTAACCTATACGCAGTAGGCCATTATCACAAGGCGGAGTATTTCCATTATAGGAATGTTCATTGTGTTCAGACCGGCTGCTTCCAAGGTGAAACACCATTTACAAGGGGTAAAGGCATTTCCATTCATATGGGCGGCTGGATTATGGAAATCCACGTTGACGATGAAGGCACAGTGACGAGAGTTAAACCGGAGTTCATACCATTTTACAAAACAATTAAAGACGACTGGAAGAACTGGTTCTAGAAAAGTGAATCAAGGTCTATCCCTACGGTAATAATTAAAAAAGCCCCCGAAGGGGCAAAGGAGGCTATTGGTTTTCTTGTAGTGTTCGAGTAATTAATCGCCTTGCCTGGTTTAAGGCTCTTGTTTGAACATCAAGCCAGTCCTCGTTCTGGTTGGGTCTGTTCTGACCGTTCTTGTTTCGCTTTAATTCGGAAGGTGTGCAAAGCCTTTCGGCGATGTCCTCATCGTATATGAGGGAGCAACCGCCCCAACTATACTGCGACCAACTGTCAGCGCCATTCAGAAGTTTCTTGGAATCTTCCACTGATCCGGCGAAATCGTAATCATCCGGTAACTGTTCCAGTAATTCATAGGCATAGATGGCTACACCCTTACTCCATGCACTTCTCTGTTTTGAGCCTTCGATGGCTGCTTTTAATTCGTATACTTTCATTTTAGTTTCCTCCTTGTTATTCAGTGATACCATGACCCCCGAAGGGGTTTCGCCAGTGTTTCAATGGCTCATCAGATGGTTTAAAATACGTATATTGCTGTTGTTCTAGAAGTTACAGCATATAGTTGGCCGGTTTCTCGACCCTTTAACAGCATACCATTGCATCCATACACGCCGGCAGAGTATCCAACTTGCGTGTAGCTTTCGGGGATGGCTGATTGTTCCGATGCACTAGTGACATCAATTGCTGCTCCGCTCTGTACCAGTGATCTAATCTGTTTCTGCGTGAATTTTGTCATTTTATTTTCCTCCTTGTTATTAAAACGATACTCTATCAATTTTGCCTTTGTGAACTCTGAAATCGAATAACGGGTACTCTCCATTAATTTCCACAGCAACCTGTACTGTGTAAAGATCATATGTTTTGCAGCCGGTGTATTTATTCTGTACATGCTCGGTGTAGCATCCACCAAGCCGGTATGCTGGGAACGTTCCAATCGGCAAAGTGATCGACTTTACGTCGGCAGTTTCTAACTGCTCTACAGTGATTCCAAATAATGCTACAACTTCCGGGTGAGTATTTGCGTTAATGACCATTTTATTTTCCTCCTTGTTTATCCGGTGTTCTTTGATTAATTACACTTTACGCCATTATAATATACTTGTCAACACTTTTCGTAAACTTTTTTCAATTTATTTTTTCTTCATTATATACGATTTTGTTAACCTCAACAAAATCACACGTTGCAACAGAAAGGAGTGCATTCATTTGTCCTGTAAAGCAAAGAAACAAGAAGCAACCAAGCGGATGCAAGCCGAACTTATTAAAGAAGCAAAGGTCATGGGTAGACCCAGACACTTCCAGTCGGAAGAACATTTCATCGATGAATTGCAGGGATACCTGGAAGCCTGTCAGAACTTGAATAATAGGATACCAACCAAGGCCGGTTTCGCCAGGTTTACCAACACGACGGTCGAAACGATTATGATGTGTGAACAATACTTTCCTTACGGATTCAAGAAGATGAACGATTTTTTCCAAGATGCAATCGTCAATTGCAATGCAAATAAAAATCTGATGGGGATATTCGTACTGAAAGACCAACACAAATGGCAGGATACTAGCCAGGCCGGGCTTACCATTAACTATAACAACATCACTGACCGGCAACTGGAGACCTGGTTGAAGGACGCCAATCTAATTGAGGCGCCAAAGGATGATGAATAGGTACTAGGAGTCCACCGCCATTATAAAACTCGCTGTACGGGGCAATTAGAGGCTCACATTGGTGCATATAATGGATGGAAACCGGAATCAAGTGGCAAAATGCTGCACGTTCCAATAAAAAGGATCGTTTCCGGTGAGGCGATCTGCTCACCCTGACCGCATCCTACCCGGTGGGGTGGGGAGTGGGGTATGGAAAAAAGTGGGGCGGCGTTCGTCGGAGGCATAGTACAGTGTGAACCACAAACACCTATGTCTTTTTCAAACTCGTTCGGTGTATGGGGTATCCCAAAAACAGGGGTGGCATAGTGGAACAAAGGGCATTCGATATTCGTTTATAAGAATAAGAAGAACCAAATCGCAAAAAAAGTGCCTCAAAGCAAGTGATTGCAATTGATTCAGCCGAAAAAGTCAAGTATACGTGGTATACTTGAAGGGGTGTTTGAAGTATAGGAGTTATACTTGAAGAGATTGTATACAATTTCTAGGGAGGGGACAAATGACATACAAGAGGTATTTAATCAATCTTGAAACAGGAGAGTTGACGGATGCTTTAGAGGAAGGGGACTCTATACTCCGGAATGGGAGCAAGGAACATTTAAAGAGCAGAAGCACGATACCGATGAAAAGTTTCGTGAAGCTGAACAGCGATGAACTTGCGAGGGTAATGCCGGAACTAACGACGAACGAGAGGGCGGTATTCATCACGATGATTCCGTACGTATCGTATATGAGTTGTTGTCTGACTTATAAGAACGGTGTCAACATCGAACTCGAAGATATAGCGAAGTTGAGTTTCTCGTCCAGGGCCACGACGATTAAAGCGGTCGAAAGTCTTGTTAAGAAGAACATTTTCTACAAAGGGAAGAACGGAAAGGGCAATCAATACTTCGTCAACCCGTGGTTAGTCAACAAGGGCATGACGATCGATTCAGTTTTAAAGGAAATGTTTAAGCATTACCGGATACGTTCTAAAGGCGGTGTCAAGTGGGAAAACCTACAGGAGTAAATTATGGAAACACTTTTCCAAGAATTTGTAACCGAACACAATACCACAGCATACGCTTACAAGACGAAATTGAATAATGGATTTTTCTCAATGATTTCGTTTTATCCAATATCTCACAAAACCTACTTTGTGTCATTCGGTGTTTCAAACAAAAAAGAGGCACTCAACAATTATGTTCTTGGGTGGGATTCAAAATACACACTTTACGATGAATCTTCTTACACAAATGGTGTGCAAGGTCTTTTATGGGCTAGAAAAATGATATGCGATTTTATATGCGAAGTTCTTCCTGTTGGCGGTAGCATTGTTGTATTTTGGTCAGACAAAAGAAGGAAAAACATTTATGTAAAATCTCTTTCTAAACTTGGGTTTGGACTTTGCAGGAGAGACGGGAAAATGTGTTTGCTTTATAAGAAGGCTAGAGAGTGTGTTTTAAATGAGTAAAACAGGAGTAAACGAAGCGAAGATACGGGCATTAATCGCCAAGCAGAGGGAACTTGTCCGAAAGGACTATTGGAGATACTGCGAACTTGTCCATACTGATATAAACGGAACGCATCAATGGGTTCGGACAAAGCACCTGATGTTCGTCACGAAAGAGGTCCAGAAGTTCATTGAAACGGACACCGGCAATCCATATGACATATTAGGCATCCATTTGCCCGTACAGACCGGTAAAAGTTTTACCTTGACGGAAACCCTGCCAAGTTGGTTTTTAGGCTGTAATCCGACGAAAAACGTTATTGTGGCATCATACAATGATGAGTTCGCGCAGAAGTTCGGAAGAAAGAATCTCGATAAGGTGGAAACCTTTGGCAAGGTCTTATTCGATATAGAAGTCAGCCGAAAGAAGAAGTCCAACGATACCTTTGAAATCGAAGGTACAAAAGGCGGTATGATTTCTCGTGGTATTCAGGGTGGTATTACCGGTAATCCGGCACAGTTAATCATTATCGATGACCCTGTGAAGAACCGAGAAGAAGCAAATTCTGAAACTACCAGGAATAAAATCTGGAATGAATGGGAAAGTTCTATTCGAACCCGTATCGCTGCCGGCGGAAAGATTATCGTAATCATGTCCAGATGGCATGAGGACGATTTAATCGGAAGATTGGAAAGTAGCGACCCATTCTTTAGGAATCTAGTGATTCCGATGGAATGTGAAAGTGATGACGATCCGCTAGGCAGACAGGTTGGTGACTCCATCGCTCCCGAACTTGGCAAGGACAACGAATGGTTGAAGAAATTCAAGGAAGTGTGCCTACAAGGTGAAGGATTATCCACTTGGAACTCGCTTTATCAGGGCAGACCGTCAAGCGAAAAGGGTAACATCATCAAAAAAGAGTGGTGGCAATACTACGATGAGCTACCGAGAATCGATTTGATGGTCATGTCGGTGGATTGTGCCTTTGAAGGCAAGCAGACAAGTGACAAAGTTGCTATTCAAGTATGGGGAAAGACCGGTGCGAATGTCTATCTGGTAGATTCCATCAACGAACGTATGGGATTCAACGATACGGTTAAGGCAATCCGTTCTGTAAAGGCAAAATATCCGGACATAACCATGACGCTGATAGAAAAAAAGGCGAATGGTGCTGCGGTAATCGACACGTTGCGTTCGGAAATCGCCGGAATAATCCCGATTGAGCCTAGAGGTTCTAAAATTGCAAGGGTTGAAGCGGTCACACCGTACATTGAAAGCGGAAATGTGTACTTGCCGAGATTCCAAAGGTTCACAGAGGAATTCGTAGACCAATGTTCGACATTCCCTAGGGGGAAAAACGACGATATGGTGGATGCTATGAGCCAGATGCTTACTAGATTAAAGGACTATAAGGCACATCCAAAGCTTTCGCCAAAGAAAAAAAACGATTTTGAATTTGAGAACGATCGAAAAAGCGAAATGTTTGGATTCAAAGTCCCGAAAACGTTCTTTAAGTTTTAGTCGGAGCAAAGACATTAAACTTGCATCCAAAGGCTTTACGGTGTGCCTTAACACCGGTTCTCCGGAAAGTAATTCAATGGTGAGAAGGCTGTCCTGATACGACAGAGGTTATAGGTTCGAGTCCTATCTTTCCGACCAAACAAAACAGATAAAGATAAAATCTTTCCTAACAATTTGAAACATGGAGGTTCTCATGGAAATTATTATCGGAATATCGCTTGGACTTATAATCGCGTTTTTAAGCACATCTTTTTATGCTTTGGGTGTAAGACATGGGAGAGCCACTAAAGATGGCTCACAGGTCAAAATAGAGCCTCACAAGACTATCTCTGAACCACTAGCGTCTGTTGCCAAAACAGTTGAAACAAAATTCGAACGCAAAGCCTTAAAAAAGCAAGAGGACGAATTTGCCGGAATGATAAATCAAATCCTATCTTATAATGGCGAGAGGAATAAATAATGAAACAAGAGTACACAACCGCAAGACTCCGCTATCAGCGAGGTTATGACTACAATGTAAGACTTGACTATTACGGTGAAGTCAGTGAGAACATTGACTATCTGGCAGACAAGCAGTGGGGCAACGACATTTCAAAGAGTTCAATGCCGAATCCGGTATTCAACATCGAGAAACTGATTCAGCGATACAAGGTTTCAAGTCTTATCAGTCCTTCCGTATCGGCGGTGTATACCGTTGAAGCAGTAGACGAAGATACAATGGGCGAAGAAAAGAACCTTTCGCAGATGGCTAAACTTCTTTCAAACTCCGCATCGGTCAGATGGGAACGACAGAAAATGATGAAGGTTCTGCGAGAATGTGTCGAAGATGCTTGGGTCAGCGGAGACATGTGTACTCATACCTATTGGGATCCGTATGTAAAGACCAACCAAGACTATCAGGGTGACTTCTGCACCGAAAGAATCCTTCCCGGAAATGTATTCTTTGGCGATCCGAATACGCCCGATGTTTCAAAACAGCCATATATCATGCTCGTTAAAAGGCAGACCTTATCAGAAGTCAAGGCAAGAGCAAAAGAATATGGCATGAAACAAAGCGACATTGACAATATCGTCCCAGACCATGACATTGACACGCAGATGGGTGACCTTTACGATGTAGAATTGCAAGACGATGAAGGCAAACTGAATGTGCTTTATACGTATTATAGGGAAAAGAAAAAGGGTGAATGGTACGTCTACCTTGACGAATCCACCGCAACGGTAGATATGCAGACCAAGAAGTACATCAAGAAAGGCAACTACCCGATAGCATTTGGCAATTGGGAACCACAATCCAACTCGTATCATGGCAGACCGGAATCAAGCGGACTCCATACCACACAGAGATTCATCAACAAGATGTACGCACTCTGTATGCTTTGGATGATTAACAATGCCTTTGGCAAAATCGTCTATGACGAAACAAGGTGTTCCGGTGTCACGAATGAGATTGGAGTTGCCACTCCCATTTCCGGCCCGGTATCTGATGTTATCGCACAGCTTCGAAGTGGCGATTTCAATACTGCAATCTTACAAGTAATCGATACCGCTATTGAATACACCAAAGAGTTCTGCGGGCTTTCTAATGCCGCTTTGGGACAAGGTGCTGCATACAATACATCAGCGATTGTCGCACTTGGCAAACAGGCAGCGATTCAGTTAGAAGGCAACCAAGCAAGAGTATTCCAGTTCGTAGAGGACATATATTCTATTTGGGCAGAGTTCATGGTTGAGAAGTATGCAACCGGTAGAAAAGTTCCAATAATGGAAGATGGCAAACTTGTTTATAAGCCATTTGACGGGACAATGCGAGATCGTCTGATACTCAATACCAAAATCGATGTTGGTGCATCTAGTGTATGGAGTGAAGTGGCTGCTATCCAGACCCTTGACAATATGCTGTTAAACGCAATCCTGACTCCGATTCAGTATATCGAAAGACTTCCTAATGGGGTTATCCCGAACAGAGAAAAACTGATTGAGGAATTAAAGGCTGTCGCACAGATGCCAGAAGGACAAGCAAATATGCTGACAGAGGACGATAACGAAGCGATGGCACAGTTCTTCGATTCCTTACCGGCAGAACAACAGACAGCATTAAAGGCTT